AGTCACATAATCTGACGTTAGAGCAATGTGCGTATCAACTGCAGAAACATTGTCCATTGAACGAATACGATACGTAAGAGGCGTTCCGACACCACCTATCATTGACTTGTCTAGAGGTCTGATTGAATCACAATACAAATTCGTTCCTTCAACAACTTCAATCTTGTCACACTTGAAGACTAGGCTTCTATCGTAGTCTTCTGGTATGTTCTGCGTTCCACCAAATGCAAAGATGCGATTTGCAAAACTCTTGCGATTGTTGGCAATAGTCATTGATTCAACATTTTCTCCCAAAGTGAATGTGAGTTCAGTACCATTTTCACACTTTCCGAAATTAATCACCTTGCCAACAACCCACCATTCACATGACCATGTATCTGCCATTTGCTGCATAGCATTTATCATGGTCACACCATTGAACGTTAGGCATTTCACTTCTGCTGCGTTTTCGGCAGTCACTTCAACAGAATATCCTGTTATCCCAAGAGCATTAAGGTTCTCAACAATCTGCGCTGCTTGAACCGATAGACTTTCAGTAAGTGACCATGAAGCTTCCATGCGTTCACCTTCAGCAACCATGCAATGCAACAGATTCCCCCAAACGTAGTACTCTGCCTTGAACACTAACGAATAGTCGTAACCACCTGTCTGCACATTGTAGTTCGGCATCTGTTCATTTACTATAACGAACTTGCCGAACAATTCATCTTCAATAAAATCACCTATGGCGAAATGGAGTGCCGTTGCCAATGTGAAATCTAACTTGATAGAATCATCTTGCATCAACGTAAACGTGCGAACAGACTTTGACGTGATAGGCACGGTTGCCACATCAGACGTGCCGTTTGACGTGGGTCGCTTAATCGTTATTTCTGAACTTTGCCTTTCAAACATTGCTCCTATCTTTTGTGTTGGGTTCTAACAAACGTAACGTAAACTTTGCTAGACGCAAATTAAATTCGCTGAACTGAGAACATGACACATACAACATTTTGTAAACAACTCCTTGCTGATACGATGTGCGTATGTTCAATGCACCTTGTTCAAGAATAGAACAGAAACTTGCATATCGTGTCAAGAACTCTGCCTTGCTTTGTGCAGTCAAATGCATTTCTAATGTCACATCACGATAGGCAGTCTTAACATTCGTGTTCAATACTCTCTTGCCGTGTTCAAGACGTGACTCGTTGGTCACTCTATCTTTAACAGGCGATGGAGTCATAAGAGTGGAGAGTGCAGTTTCACTTAAACTGATTCCCCATGTGCTGAATGCGTCATAACCATTTATGTACAATTCTCCTACAGGCATATTACAAAGTCTTTAACTTGGTTGCTATTTCGTTTATCATATCACCATATTGCGATGCTATCCTAGTGTAACGAGCAATATCTTCCAACTGCGTGTTACCTAACATGATGAGGTTTCTGATTTCTCCTAACACACCACCACCATCGGTAAAACTTACAGTCAGTCTTCGCAGTTGGTTGACTGCTTCAACAATGTTCTGATTCGCTCGTTCTTGACCAATCTGAATAGCAGTCAGTCTTCCGTTCAACTCATTGCCTTGCTCTTGCGTGAAGGACGCTGCTGCTTTGTATGCGCCACTTCCTTCTCCTGTGCTTCCCCAACCGAATTGTTCTTGAAGCATATTCCTATCTGCAAGACCCATGTTCGTGATTTCCGTCCACTTCTCTTTTAGGCGTGCTACCTCTGCATCACTCATAATGCCATCAGTCATTGCATTGCCGAAGTCTTTATACCATTTCTCTAGCAAAGGCTTGTACTTCTCGCTTACAAGGGCATTGATGATAGCATTCTTCATGTAGTCCTCAAACGATTGAGAGAAGTCAGCAGCAGTCTTATCCATATCGCCTAAAGCACTTGCGAAGTCTTTACTAAGAGTATCAAATGACGTAGTAGTCAATTTCTCATAATACTCATCTTCAATTTTCTTCAACTGCTCCCAATAACCGATGTAATCGTCCATGTATGCTGCAGCATCTTTGTATCCGTCATCTGCTAACGTTTTGAGGTGAGCATAGGCTTCTGGCGCATCCCTAGCGACCTTATACATTTGCTCAGATGTCAACGTCCAAAATTGTGCTGCACTAGTGACACTACGACCTGCTGCCTTACTAATTCGTTGCCATTCATCAGCAGTCATGCCCTCATTTATGTACTTGTTTGAACTATGCTTTCCACCGATGAAACCAAGCTTTCCACTATCATAGACTGCACCGGTACGTTGCAAAAGTTCTCTAGTGTTCTTTTCCGCTTGATACAAATTTGACGTCATCTGAGTATACAACTCCAACGCATCTGCAGTTGAAGCATCTCGCATTTCGTCAGCCAACTTGTCAATGGAGTTACGCAAAGCTTCGTTGCTATTGGTCAACCTCTCCATGTCCTTTTCTAGTGACTTGTCACTAGAACCACCAATGCCGAGTGCATCGCCAAAATCAAGAATGGCATTGATGCCTTTCATCGCAGCACCAATGTAATTGCCACTTGCAAAATCTGCTGCTGCTCCAGCAACATTGCCTACTGCGCTTAATCCTTTGCTTGCTTTCTCTGACGCACCTTCTAGTCCAAGATTGCTTAACAGGTCTGGCAATTGGTCTAGACTCTGCTCGGTTATGAATTGCTGCGCATCTGCGAACCAATCTGCAACTTTTTGTACTGACTCTCGCCTTGCTGCATCTTCAGCATTCTTTGCATCAGTTGTGGCTTTCTTCGTGTCTTTTCTTGCTTGTGCTAATTTTGCTTCTGCTACTCTCAGATTGGCTAGACTTGCAGAAATAATCTTATACTCATTAGACGTTGCGTCTAAATCTTGAAGCGCAGTCTCATGAATATTTGACATCAACTCTTCAACGTTAACGTCTTCTCCATCAAAGGCAGTTACCCATGTTTCTATAGCATCTCTTGTCCTCTCATCAAGTGAGTTGTATAGACTATTCTGCGCTTCTTGCAAAGCAGTCTCTGCTTCTGCTTCTTTCTCTTTGCTTGTTCTTAATGCTTCCTGTGCATCTAACGATGCTTGCACAAGACGTGTATATTCACGTTGCCTATCTCCGACAAAGTGGAACATACCATTCTGCTTGCTTACCTCTGCGTTTATCTCACGCAACTTTTCTTGCGCTACTGCGAGTTGGTCTAGAGGCAGTTTGCCTTCCTTGATTATAGACTGCAACTGGTCAGCAAGGCTTTGCAGATATTCTTTCGTGTGTCCTTCTAACTCCGAGAAAACTCCCTCCCAATTTATGCTCTCTTCAAGATTCTTTTTCTCTAATTCTTTGAGGTCACGTTCCATCTGCATCTGCAAGTTTGCAGATTCGTAAGGTGACTTCGCTTTCTTCATCCGTTCTTGATATGAAGACTTTATGGCGGCAACTTGTGCTTCATAGTTGCCCCATTCTTTAACGAAGTCATTATATGCTTGCAAACGTTCTTCTTGCTCTTCTTTCAGCAGTTTGCTTGATGCTTTTGCGGCTGCGTCCTCAATCTGTTGACGTCTTGCTTCGTACGTATTCTGCATCTTTTGATACTGCCTTTGCATGTCTGGGTAGCGCTTCATGAAGTTCTCAAAGGCTTCCTCATCTGGCACTTTGTATTCATACTCCTTTTTCTTAGGATTCTCTTTCAACCAAATGTCCTTTTCTGCTTCAATGACTGCTTCACGCATCTTGTCTGCCTTTTCTTTCAATGCAGCCAAATCTGCGTTCTTACTATCCTCAATGGCACGAAGTTCTTTTTCACGTCCTTCTTCCAATGCTGAAGTTATGCCCTCCGAAACATCAACTTCAAGGTCAGTAAGAAGTTCGTTTACATCATCCTCTATCTTATCTGCCAATTCCTGTATTTCATAGGCACGTTGCTTTGGGTCATCTTTTGCACCACCTCCACCACTATGACGTGAACTTCCTTTACTTGACCTTCTACTACTACCTGTTGTTTTTCTTCCACTCCCGTGAGGTTTGCTCCCACTCGGCTTATTACCTCCACCACCACTACTATTCGTTGGTGTTGTTGCTTTCAGAGTTGCTGTCTT